TTAGATAAGTTAGATTTTAACCATTTTATTCTTCTAATGGACGCATCTTCTTTTAATTTAGGGGTATTCTTATATCTTATTTTTTGAGATTTTGAATTTTTTATTTTGGATATCTCAGTTTTAGGAACCCCTTTCTTTATCATTACGTAATTTTTCTTTAATTCCCTCAATTTTTTCTAATGTTTCAGGTGTTTTATTTTCCCACCAACCAACATACTTACCTTCTTTCCAATTTTTCTTTTGAGTTTCAATCGCCTTTTGATGTGTGTTAGGATTTTTATGAAAATTATTTTTACCAGGAACTCTATTGTGGTGAGATTGTATAAATTTAGAATATCCTCTTCCTACCGACAAAAATTTTGTCGTTTTTCCACACCCACATTCACAAGTAGGTTTAACACCATTTAAAACATAATCAATATAAATTTGTTCTGAAGAAATATTATGTTTCTGAATAGAATGTGACCTTAAAGAGTTTAAACCCTCACATTCTTTTTGACATATTTTACAAAAAAAAATTCCCATATAAATAAATATATAGGAATTTCACAATAGTATCAATGAATCGATGTATTTTAATAGTTAAAAATCAATACACTAATATACAACGGTCCATTCTAAGTTGGGCGGTTACGGTTGCAACTTTATCATCAGAATATCCTAATGAGTTAAAGTTAACGTCTTTCATCCATGTACCTTCCATAATCCACTTCTCAACAACTACCCCTGTTGGGTCTAACATCTCAAGGTCAACGTTTTTCTTATACCCTGCGGCATAACCCATACGACCTGTTACAGACTCAGCACATAAACGTACCCACTCCATAAGAGCTTGTGATGCTGAAGGTCCAATTGGGTCCCTAAACGTAACGTTTATCTCACCCCAGTTAAAACGTCCTGCAACATATGTAGAAGTATTTAAGAAAGGAATCTCAACAGAATTTATGGTTATATGTGGTCTAGCGGCCGTTTCAACGAACCATTCGTTAATCCCTAAAGTTGAGGGAAAACGAAGTATAAATCGATTGTTCCTTTTCGGTTCGTAAGGAATCGGCATTTTCATTAGTAAATCAGCCATTGTATTATTTTTTTTTGTTTGTTTAGTTTATTATAAATATATCGAGATGAAAAATTTTCTCTTTACTTTGTTTTTTTTTATTTTAATCTTTCTATTATAAATTGCCTAGTTAATATGCTTTTTTTATTCCTCCTGCAGTTAAATATGTTTTAATTATATTATCTGGTTCTTTTTCAAATGCTGATTTAACTTTTTCAACATTTCTTATATCATCATCTGAAAATCCTATTGTAGGTAGAAAATTATTAGTTACTTTGTTTTTAAGAAATGCTTTCTTATGAATTTTTGAAGACATCTCCCTAACAAATTGGACAAATTCTTTTAAAGCTTTAATTTTACCTTCTTCAGGGTTGGTTGCAGAACCTTCACCATAAGTGACAGGATAAAACTTACACATATCAAGATATTCTCTAATCATGTCTTTTTTAGACATTTCACCTTCATCGGCCAAATCTCTATATTTTTCCAAATTCTTAACTAATTCATTTGAACTAATTCCCATATGGTTAGATACAATAAGATTATAACACGCCTCTTTAATAACACTTGGGGTATGTCCCCTAGCAGTTACTATAGAAAAAATTGACCCGTTGTTAATTGCCTCAACAAAGTCTCTCCAAGCAGGACCTGGTTTACCTAATAAAGAATCAACAATAAATTGTCTATCTCCTTTTACACTAAAGTATTTAAAAGGTTCTTCTCCAAAACCTACAATAGTATGTCCCTCATATTCAAAAGGGTTTTTACCGATATCAGTTCTATATTCTGCAAAATCTTCAGTAGACATTCCTACCTCATCACCATCTTCATCTTTTAAAAGTATTTTAGTTGGCATGGTCATAATATTATCATCCCAATCAAAGGCATAGTATTTCATGTCGGGAGTTCCCTCTTCTGTAATACCTTCTATAATTTTATTTTTTAACATATTATTTACTTAATAAATAAAGACAAGTCGAGTTTTATGTCGACTTGTCTTAAAATTATTTTTAGATATTATCAAACGATGCACCTGTTGGAGTAATATAGAACGTGATGTCTATGAACTCAAGAGATTTAGTTGGTTTGATATAAATCTTACCTGTCATTTGATTTCTATCCAAGTCAGCAACATCTGAAGAAACTGTTACACGGAAATCGTATAAACCTCTGTCTCTTCTAATTGCGTCTAAGATGGGGTTAACCGCGTCTAAGAAATCTTGTCTTACTTTTTCATCGTTTTGTTCAAACAATAATCTTACTGAAACCGCAGATATTAATTTACGAGCTTGTAACAATAATCTTCTTACGTTGATTCTATCAAGAGCAGATTCTCTAATTTGCATGGTCTTGTTACCCCAAATTACAGTTCCAACATCAGAGAAGGTTGCGATTGGGTTAATTCTACCTTTATAAAGAACGTCTCTATCTTCTTGAGTAAGTTTCTTTCTCGCTTTGATAGCACTTACGATACCACGAGTGTAACCCGCCGCAGCGAACCAAGGGAAAGCAATATTATCCGTTAACGCCAAGTTTCTTGTTACCTCAGCCGTAGCAGGTATATAGATTTGAGTGTTGTTTACAGTATCTCTTGTTAAAACCCATGGGTAATAAGTTGCCGTGTAGTTTGAGTCGATACCCGCAGTTTCCAAATTGTCTACCGCTTCTTGTGGATAAATTAAATCTAATTGGTCACCCGTTGACGGAACAAACATGTTGTAGTCAGGTGTTGTACAGATATAAACTGAATCCGCTCTATTGAACTCAATCATTTCAATTGCATCACCCACTAAGTCAGAGTGATTAATATAATCAATACCTGGTGTAACGAATACGTTAATATTAACCGCCTCAGGGTTAGAGAATGTTTGTTGTCCTAATAAGTAAGCGTAATAGTCGGTGTTTGCCCAATCTTGTCCGTTGTCACCAACAGTGATTTGTTTAAACGCTCCCCATCCTGTAGCCGTTGGGTATTTGAATGAAGGACATGCTCCATTTCTATAACCAATTCTACCTAATACGAATCTATCCGCATTTGTTCTGTGTTCTCTGTAGATATCCCATCCGTCAAATCCTCCACGACATAATAACGAGAATTTACGTGCGTATAATCTATAATACGGATTCGCTTCGTTATCAGGGTCTGAAGTAAATGGTGCAGAACCTACAAAGAAAGCCGGTGTACCACTTGTTGAGAAGTAACTTGGTATTGTAATACCACTTGCATTGATGTCCATATGGAATCCTCTTGTTCGGAAAGCCCATTCATCTCCTGAAACGTCTGTACAAACATCTAATGGTAATTGTTTACCTTTATATGTGTAAAAATCAACGTCAAAACCAACCGTATCAGAAATACCAAGATAAGTTCTACGAACATTATCACCATTACTTCTTATGATATCATCAGCACCTGATGATAAACCAAACGGTGGATTATAAACTATTTCACCAGGAAAATCGTATTTTGTTTTATAAATTGGGAATGGAGGTCTAACCCCCGCATATTCTCTAAAGTTATAACCTTCGAATCCACAAGGTAATGCGTCCACGGGAGCATCCTCGTTAAGTTCAATCATAACGTATTTAGAATTCAATGCGTATTCTCCATCTAATGTACCAATTTTTTTAGCGATAAAACTATTATCATTAGGGTCCATAGAACAGTTAGTGAATTTTTCAAGAACTACAGGACTATTATCTGAGTCAAAGAAATCTCTAACAATTACATCAAAAGTACCATTATTAAACGAGATATTAGCAATTGAAAGTTTAACTTCAATATTCGCGTCGTCACCATCAGCAATTGTTGTAAACTTAAATAAGTTGTATACTTTATTACCTCTTAATTCAGATACAACCCATGGTGACACAGGTGATTGATATTTTTCAAGATACCAAGCGATTGAAGTTGGGTCAACTCCTTGTCTTGCGTTAGGTAATGCCGTTAACTCACAACTTAATCCTCTAATAAATCCTTTTCTCCAACCATAAGTTAATAATGCTTGGAATCTTTCCTCAACAAATAAAGGAACTACTGTTCTTGGTTTTGCAAAATTAGATTGTCCAAACACTTTAGAAATGTACTTACTATCTGAATTTGATAATGATGTTTCAAAGAAGAACGGATTACCGTCTTTATCTGTCACATTAATACCAAATGTTGAGAATGGGTTTTTGGTTACACCTGAATACGTTCCTGTACAATCTAATTGTACATCATGACCGTCAAATTGATTGTATCCGTTAACTCCACCTGGTACTTCATATACCGCACCGTCATCACTACCATAAGTTGCCAATCCTCTTGAACGTAAGGTCGCAACAACTAAATCATCAAAATCGGTAAATGCCGTACCTTTGTATATGTAAATTTGTCCTGTTAAATTACCTGTAAAACATTTTGTTGGTGTTGGTAATGTTGTTGTTGTTGTTGTTCCTGTTGGTGTTGGGTTACAAGGGTCAGGTGTTGGTGTTGGTGTTGGTAACGTACTAGTTGTTGTTGTAGTACTAATTATTTCAGTTAAATCCGTAACGATTGACCAAAAAGAATAACCACTATAAACCGCATTTCCTACATTATCAAATAATGCGTAATACCAAGGGTCATTTTGTGGTGCAGCATAGTTAATCATTGTCTCATCA